TTGCGCTTCAGATTTAAAGGGAGACATTTTCCCGCTCCTTTTCTATCTCCTCAAAATCCATTTCAATCATCGTCTTAATATGCAAATAAACTGAACGCACACCTAAATTCCAAGCCATTCTATAAGGGTCATTCGCAAATAAATCTCCGTCATAACCGCAAACTTTTTTTAAATGCTCTAAAACTCTTTTCCCTTTTTCACTCAAAAACAATTCTCTAAAATCATTTTGTAATGCTTTTAATTCCTGTATCTGCTTCTTTTGATTAGTAAGAAGCAGGTTGTCCTGATACTCTGGCATTTTTCTCCGTCTCCCCTACTGCTTTGGCTATCTGTGCTATTTGTGTTCCTGCCTGTAAGCCCTGTTGTAATTGTTCAATCTGCGCCCTTTGTTGTTTTATTTGTTCTACTTCCTCATCACTTCTTAAAATCGCAGGTGGGACTTTGTAAATATTCGCTACATCTTGGAGTAATTTGTCAAAATTCAATCTATCTAAAATATCTCCCTTCATCTGCGCCAAACTTGCAAAAATCTGCATAAATTGAGTAATTGATTGTATCTCTTGTAATTTCTGCGCTCTGGCTAATGGGGAGATATATTCAATTGTGTATTCTTTGCCTTGCAAAATCGGTGGTATAGGTGGTAAATATCCATTTCTTCCTAAAATTGCAAAAGTTCTCTGAACAATCGGATTAAGAAGTTCAGACATCAATCTTCCTAATACAGGTGCTAAAATAAGCATTTTTTCTTCAACTCGCTGTATAACCTCTGTTGCAGTCATCTGCGGAGGCTGGCTTGTTAAAAGCAAAAATAAATCTACGAAAAATGCTTTTTTGATTTGTTCTCTGTATTTTTCCGCAATTGCATCTCCAATAGGTAAATTCGTTCCAATTGCTAAAGGCTCAATCCTATCATCTGGGCTTTTGGTCAATCTAAAATTTAAAGAACCAGGTCTAACATCTATAGGCAATAAAAATCCATCTCTGGGTAATACCAAAGGTGGGTCAATGATTTTTTGAGAAGCCCGCAGGATTAGATAAGCAATCTGATTAACGGTCTTAATATCCGAAAAACAAACAAATGCAGGCGAAGTTCCCCATATATCATCACTTTCTTTATAAAATCTGGGGATAAAGAAAGGAAATTCCTTATATCCACTTTCCGTAATCAATCTTTTTTTAGAATACTCAATGTAATAAGAAGCATAGGGCATATTAAGTTTGTCTTGCTTATTGCTCTGGTAAAACTCTCTTGGTAAGATAGCGTGTAAAAAGTAAATCGGTTTTTCAAACTCTTTTCCTTCTATTGCCTTTTGCACTTCTTCCCCTGCATCCTTTCCCCAAATTGCATACGCTTGCCTTGCGGTCAGTTTAAAATAACGGATAACTACATCAACCCGTTCTTGCTCATTTTCAGAGATAAAAATTTCTGAGATTGGTCTGCAATAAAATCTAACAATTGTTTTTGGATCTTCTTCCTCATACAGACAGGCAGTTCCAAAAACATTTAAATCAATATAAGTTTCGTGTATCTGTTGTGCAAAATTACTTGAGTTTAAGGCGTCGTAAATTCTATCCTCGCAAGATTTAAGCCAAACTTTTATCGTGTGATCATTCATCAAGTCTTCTTCCTGTGTCCGTAAAGCAAACCATTTTGCAGAAGGATTAGTTAAATAACTATGCAATCCTGCGGAGAGAATAAGGGCGGATATAATGGAGGTGCTATCATAAATATCATACTCCGCCTTTCTTACTTGTCCTTCTGCCTGTTTTGTAATAAATGCCTTTCTGGGTAAGCAATATTTGGCTATTTCCTGCCAAGTGCTTTCCAAATTGGCTCGTTCTGATTTTAAAATTTCATATTGTTTTATAATCTTATTCACAATCAAATCTTCCATCATAACTCCTTGATATAATGGGCTTCTAAAAACTTATAACCAAGATGTTCGTAAAGATGCATAAAAGTAATTGGGCGTCTATTTCCTAAAAATCCCAAAATAAACAATTTACAGCCCCACTCTTCCTTTGCCTTTTTCTCCATTGCTTTTAAGAGTTCTAAGGCAATTCCATTTTTGCGGTATTTAGGAGCAACCAGCCATAAATACTCCTGAAAAATTTTTTCATTACTTATCGGAGCATTTAAAATTCTGCCCGTGATAAAACCGATAATTCTGTTGTCTTTCTCCGCAATGAGCGTTGTATCTAAAAAGGTTTCTACAATTTGTCTTGCGTAATTTTCGTCTGTAATAATCTTGTGATATTCGTTAAATTGGTCTTTCTCAAATTGCTTAATTAACTCAATCCATTCTGGAATATCCTTTTTTTCTGCCTTTCTAATAATCAAGTCTGGCATAGCCCAAAATTTTGCCCTTTTTTTGCGTTCTTTTGCCCTTTAGAGCCACAATCTCGTTTGAGTAAGGCTCTTTTAGCCCTATTCCCCTAAAAGTGTCTTCCTAACTACCGGCGCAGTCCCTAACTCTCCTGAAGTTAAAATGGTTGAACGCCTGCCTACTAAACTTGCCCTGCGTAATCGTCTTTTTTGTTCTTCTAATGCCTGTGTTTTAACTTCTTCTTGTTTTTCTTCTGGCGAAGGCGGTAAAGCAGGAGTAGAAGGTTTTTCAGGTCTCTCTGTTAAAGATTGCACCGCTTGGGCAGTTCCTGCAATTGCCGCTATTATTGATGCTACTAGTGGCATATTTTCCCTCCTATGTTAAAATTGCCTGTCTTGGTAAATCCCTCAAATCCGTTATAGATGGTGTATAAAGAAAAGTCCCCATCTGCCAAACTGCTAAAGCCAAAGCAATCACGCAATCATCATTCAATCCTTCTGGTGCGCTATATTTCACGCCTTGCGAGGATAAATCGTATTCAAAACTTTCTAACTCGCTTATCAAAACATCAATTCTTGGAAAAGTAATAAGCCGTTGCTCTATGGCGATAATCAGTTTTTCAACTAATTCCTGTTTAGAAATATTTGTAAATTTATATCCAGAAACATTTATTCTTGCCCGCTGTAAATCCTCTAAAATCGGGTCTCCTAATCCTGTGGCGTCTATTAAAACTTCAGCATTGTTGTATTTCCTTGCCATTAAGATTATTTTTTCTTTTTGCAAATTCCAAGAAACTTCATTCAGCCGTTCAAAAGCAACCAAATGGCGAGTTTCCCTACAAATGCAGGCAAGCACGGTAAAATCTTGGGTTTTTGCCAAATCAACTCCGATAACATAACTATATCCAACCTTCGGCTCTTCTAATTCTCCGGCGATACACTTGCTAATTCCTTTAAAAACCGATGCTTGGTCTTCCAAAAACTCACATTCAAACTCTTGCCGATATACATTCTCAGGAAGTTTTTCTTTTCGCAATCTTTCTAATTCTTCATTAGGGATCAGTTTTGAAACTGATACAGGCAAACAATCATAAAACCATTCTGGATTTTGCAAAGCCATTTGGGTATATCTAAAAGCGTGATTTCTGCCTTTCGGAGTAAAGGCAAATATAGCAAATCTTTCTTTATTCTGGGCTATAACGGGTCTTAAAATCTCTTCCCAAATTTCAGGCTTCATTAAAGCCCACTCATCTATTCCTACGCACGCAAAATCAATACCACGCAAACTATCTGGCTGGTCTGCGCCTTTGATTACCAGAACTGACCCATTTTTAAATTCAACAAACAATTCGCTTTCGTTTTTCTTAATCACTAATTCTTCTGGTAAATATTTAGACAACATATTTGGGTCTCGCCAAACGATTGCTTTTGCTTGTCTATAAGTCGGAGCAATATATCCTACAACTGATTTTGTTTTCTTAACTGCTTCACGGATTAAGATATTTAAAATTAAAGTAGTTTTCCTTGCCCGCCTGTGCCAGTTCAAAAGCAAAAATCTAATCCCGCTATCAAATTTCTGAAGACCTCTCAATTGCCACACGTGAGGTTGAAACTCCGCTTTCGGCACTTGGATGATCCGCTCCATTGTAATTAATGATTTGGATTTTTGTTTCTGCAAGTTTTCCGTCGTGCTTAAAGTCATATGCATCACGCCAGCCACATCTATTTTTAAGCCAGAAGATCGCCGCAGTCATATTTCCTTTTCTCGCTTGGTCCAAAACTGACTGAATAACAGTTAAATCTGCTTCTTTCCTCCCTTTTTCAACCTGCAGTTTTAGTTCTGGATTTTTTGCAAGCCATCTATCTAAAGTTCTATGTCCTACACCCCAAAACTCCGCTATCTCAGGAATAGTCAACCCTAATGCCCCAAGTTTATAGCCTTCTCGGAGCATTTCCTCTCTGAATAATAGTTTTCTTCCTGATTTTCCTTTTATTCCTGCCATTTTTGTGCCTTCTTGTTTGTAAATTGTTCCCAACGCTCTAAAGATACAGATAAATCCTTTGCCTGCTTTTCGGTAAGTTCTCTTGGATTATACGAAGCGGGCTTAAGTTCAGATAATTTTCTTTTTTCGGAATGCCATATAATTTTATTCATTTTGATTAGATAAACAAAAAAAAGCAAGGCATTGCACTCATCTTTGTGATGTAGCGCAAATATACCTTGCCCTCTTGACTAACAAGTAGGGCTTTGCCTAATTGTTATTATCTACTTAAAGTATAATGATTTTAAATATCATTTTCAAAAATCAATATCGTTCAATTATTCTATCTATAATAGATACAAGATGTTGCGTCTTATAAAGTATTTTTTCTAAATGCTTTCTATAATAGAGCATTTTTTGATAAGTCTTGTAATCTAATCTATTGTGTGAATAAAACAACTTCCTTAATTGTTTTTGGGGGACTTTGAACCAAATAAATTTAAAATTTATAATTGTCATATAAATAAAAAGGGCAACGGCGCAGTTAAACTGCCTTTAATCCGTTGCCCTCTTGACTATCAAGTCGGGTTAAATTAACCTAATTTTATTTTCTGCTCTATAACCTCCCCCGCCATAATTTTCCCTTCGTGGATTTTGAATTCGCAGATGACACTACCATATTTGATTTCTTCTGCCCTTCGCTTAAGTTCCTCTAAAATCTTTTCCTGTTTATCTATTTTTTCGTCCAATTTTCCCTAACGGATTTCCTGATAACCAAATGCAAATTATTCCAACTTACAAATCTTCTGGATATATCCCTATGCACTAAAACCACCTCAAACTTACCTGTTAAATCGTTCCCGCACTTTGCAAGCATATCCCTTAAAATCTGCTCATTTCGGTAGGTGCAGTTAAAACCTTTATTAAATCAAAAAGAGGGAAAAATAAAAAAATACCAAAAAAAATTACCCCTACTATACTTCCAATAAATAATATCCCCCATCCGTCCTCATCACTGTCGTTAAATTTTTTAAATCCTAATCGCATTAAACGGTAAGTAATATACAACATTATTGAAAATATAACTATTTGAAAAATATTTCCCCATATTCCCCATCTAACAATCTGCTGGCATAAAATAGAAAATTGCGTAATAATTAGTTCTTTGCCTTCTACTATTCCCTGTTTTAATACTTCTAATAATTCTGCTACTGCTTGTTTAATATCCATTTCACACCTCCTCTATAAGTTTTTTGATTTTAGAAAGGCAGCTATTCCAACCAGCATCCCATACCTCATCTCTAACGCCGTTAATCTCGTGGGCAAGATGTTTTTCCGTTCTTTCCTTTGGCAACTTCTCCAGCAATTCCTTCTTCCATTCTTCTTTTCTGGCGGAGATTTCCTTTTCTATCTTCATTTTATGTTCTAATTCTATAAATCTTGCTTTTAGTCCATTTTCTATCCCTTCCTTATATAATACTTCTAATATCTCTCTTATCTTACTCATTGTAATCTTATCAATTTAAACCTTTTTCTTCCTAATTCAAATTCTATATAATTGTCTTTATCTTTAGAATAAAGTTTTAAGTTTTGAAGTTCTTGTAAGACTATTTTTAGAATAATCCTATCGTGTTCAGAAAAATCTTTAAAATTTTTATTCATCTCTCGCCTGCCTTTTAGTATTATTAGTCATATTATTATTATTCTCGGTTTTTTCTTCGGGCGGTAGTGCCAAATTTCTTTCTGAATAATTGAAGGTAATCTAAAATTTTTTAGTTCTTCAATAACCCCTTTGCTTACATATTTCCCAAGTTTAACCTGAATAAATCTAATTAAGAGCAACTCCGTTCCTTCTTTCCACAAAACTGCAATAACATCAAAAGGAGTATGGCTTCCGCTCATTCTAAAAGTATGATACCCCATCTTCTGGAGAGTTTTCATAGTTTGATATTCCTTTGCTCTGCCTCGTTCGTAGTTAGTCATTTTTGTTTTTTGCCTCCCTTAATTTTTGAATTAGTTCCTGGGCCTCTTGTTCTGTTAAATCTTCAATACTTTTACCATAAACTTGCTGGATATATTCTTCGGTAGAGCCAGTCCAGTTAGGAATATCTAAAACTTCAGAACATAGGTCAAATAAGATTTCAGGTTTAATCATTTTACTTCTCTTCCTCCAAAAATTTCTTTATGCCTCCCATATTAAGTTATTGTATTCTCTTAAGGTTAATGTAAAAGACCACGCCTGCGCCTCATCTGCTTTCTCAAATTCATAAGGGACAAACTTGACATATTCTCTTTTTGTCGTGGGGCAGAAGTAGCGAAGCATTTTTATAGTTTTATCTGGGATTATATTAGACAATCCGTAAAGTTCATTTCTATCAGACTTGTCTATCAAATCAGCCTTGAGTTCTTTTAATAGATTACTCGCCCCATATAATTTCAAAGCAATGTATCTTTGCTCTATATTAGGCAACCTCAATATCTCAACGGCTGGCAGTTTTTTGTTTATTATCTTTTCCCATAAATCTTTAGGAAAGCTAACTCCGTGAATAAAATACAATTCGCTACCACCTTTCCATCTTATTGCGGGTTTTTCTAATGAGTGAAATCTGTTTTCGCTGTCTAATAGAATTATTGGCGTAGGGACACAATACAAAGTATCCTGATACTCAACCCTATATCCCATCCCATATTCTTTTGCTTGTAATAACAATTCGGAGTATTCAAGATATTTTATATCATTATCGTTTGGAAGGTTATGCTTGTTAGGATTTTGGCAATACTCAAATTCAAATATATAACAATCAAAATCGTAATCTAATGCTGACCCCGCTAACCACGCTAACCCCACTGACGCCGCTAACCCCGCTGACCCCGCTAACCACGCTAACCCCACTGACCCCGCTAA